AAAGTGGGCTTTTGCCCTACTCTTATTTATGAAATCGGCAAAAAAACCTGCCCTTGGCTAGTTGTTTCGAGCTTTGTTTCTGGCAGTGAAGTCAAATCGGTTCACGGCTTTGCCATAGCCTGCAGGGGTAGCAAACACCCATCCTTCATTGCCCGGCACCTGTGCATCCAGTTTGCCCAGTAGATCCAGTTTGAGATCATGCAGCAATTCAAACAACAAGAACGCAGCAGCCAATCCTTGCTCGTTTGAGGTAGGACTACGCAGATATTGTGCTATGTTGTTGACCTTTTGTGGTGTTTGTGTCTGTTGCAACCAGGCCATGAATCCTGGTACCAGATCACTGAAATCACCTGTGTACGCAGCATGTCTTGGATCTACTCGTTTGTTGATGTAATCTATGGCCAACTTGGCCAGGTCAGTGATCTTCATGGCTCTCAGTTCCATGGGGTTAAACAAGGTATCTATCACTGCTCGATTCTGGCGCAGCAGTGTTCGGATCTTCTTGGCTATGTCGTTGTTCTTGGGCACAGCCTGGGCATATATAGGTTCTATCAATAACAGTCCCGGCACAGGATTGAATTTAACTCTGCTGAGAGGTTGCTTGGCAGCATCCACATCCTCATACATGGTATGCACCGCCACACCTATTTCACTGTTGGCTATTTGCCGGCCGAGATCACTTGCCACCGGAATACGATATTGTACTGTGTTGGGCTGGAACACTAAATTACCGGCTTCCACCTGTGGGGTTGCAGTATACAATAGATCACCTTTGACATAACCACGAAAGTTCTCAGGTGTGGCAGCTTCAAGATATGGCCATATGGTTTCATATGTGGGCAGCAAGGTTTGTATTCTATCTGCTTTGTTACCTTTGGCCGCAGCATTGGCATCTCGTCGGGCCATGTCTGTAGCGACCTCGCGGGTACTGGTAAACAATCTGTTGGCCGTGAATCCTGCGTCATCTGTGAGCACAAACTCGCCGGTTTCGGGACTGCGACCAAATACCACAGCAGGCTTACCATCCCACTTCACCGATCCGGTCTTGGGATCATCATAGAAACTATCAGCTATTTCGAGTGCGCGATCCACGCCTGCTGATCCACTGCGGAACACATAGTCTTCCAGGTGCTCGATGCCCTTGGCTTTGCCACCTATCGCAGCAGGTTCTTGTTCATATAGTTGATATGATCGCTTGGTTTCAATCAAAGGCTGCATGCCTTGATTTACGATACGGTCACGCAGTCTAGCCAGGAAGTTTGCATCACTTTCACGCACAGTCATTTCTGGCTCTCGCTGGCCTTCCTTGGCTAGATACTCACGGAAGTCCGCTACTTTGGCGTCACGATCAGGATCATTCGTGAGTGCAGCATAGATTGATTCTACATTCTTTAGATTGTCACGGGTAGCGCCGCGTCCTAACAACACACTGGCCACATAGTCAGGATCCATACCACCCTGCACCAGTTCATTTGTGGTTCTAGAGAACATGCCGTTGGCACCCACTTTGAGTCCTTGCTGTTTGGCTATGCTGGACATCAACACATTACGATTCATGCCCTTGTATTCTGAATCCTCGCCACCGCTGTAGTAGAAACCGCCCCAATCCAGGTTGGGAAAGAACATGAAGTCAGTCTGCACAAATCCACGATTGGCATCACCACCAATGGGAGTGCGTAGGTGTACCTCACCTCGTTTGCTCACATATTCTCTAGGATCCAGGCCCTGGCTTTGCACAAACTGTGAGAGGATTCCGGCCAGCTGTTCTTTGCTTACTTCCGTAAGATCCACAGCAAGATCTAAGTCACCGGATGTGGGTTTCTTGCCGGTCGACCCTAGCCAACGGTCTCGAGGAAATTCTATTCCTGTAACTTGCTCTATCCAGCGGATGGTGGCAGGCACATCCTGACGATTGATGCGCTGTGTGAGTGGTTCACCGTCTTTGGTTTTGAATACATTCCCGCCTTCCAGCAGTTTATTGATTTGCATGACTACGCCTTACGGTTCTAGCGAATCTGCCTGCATCTCTTGTACGGATTGCATTCAGCAGTTTGCGTGTGAGATTTTCTGCTTGCTCCGGTGAATATGCAGCATCTATCTGTTCTAGCAAGTTGATAGCACCGGCGATGATGTTTGAGGCGCGACTTTCTATTATCAAGTCGCGTTCACGCTCGACATACATTGAATCCAGTTCTTCCAACAGACTACGGGTGCGTTTTTGCATTGCGTTCAAGGGCCTTTGAGTTATTTATTGCTTTTGCATCCGCATGCATCATTACAAATTATCAGCCGACCTTGCTCGAATGTAGGTATTTCCCAAGATTCGACAACTTTATTGAACCAGGAAATACAATCCGCAAGTGGTCTCTCTAATGCATTATTGTCACCAATCAATGGTCTAAACTGCTGATTGATCGGTCCGTGATAAGTTCCTTTACCGTGAGTGAAAGTCTTAGGACTAAATCCAAGATAACAACAAGGATATACTTCTCCTATACTAGTGATATACAATGATTTTTTTTCTTTTACTTCGCAACTGATCGGCCTGGGCGGTTGCCTATTCGATATTGTCTCAAATAATACTTCATCTTGGATTCTATTTTTCCACACCACTTCAAAATTTTGTTCTGTATGATGTGGTGTGCCCATCACATGCACTAGATTTTTATCTTTATCAAACACCGGCCCTCGATTTCTTCCATGATCTACTAGATTAAAAAAACTAAATCCCAGTTCTTCACTGAGCTGTCTAGCCCGAGCCTGTTGATGGCGATTGTGATCAAAATCAATCATTTTCCAAACTGCTCTTCCGCCTGCTTCAATGAATATCTTGGCATTTTTTATCACAGTTAAATAAATTGTATTTTGTCTATAAAGACTATGCACTTCGTCGATCCCATCAATACAAAAATCCACCACCACTTTGCTGCGAGCCAATGCTTGCCAAAAATTACGATCTCTTGCTCCACCATTGGTACTAATCCCTATGCGTAGGGTAGGGTTATGAAATTTAAAATATTCAACGATAGCAACAGTATCTTGATTCATCACAGCATCACCAAAGTTACCATTGATATTAACTTCTGTTATTTGTTTTAGAAATTCTGGTTGAAATATTTGTTTAGCCTGGGCCAAGGTCATGTCATGTTCAACATAACCATCATTATACGGATATCCAAAGAAATTCCTCGGGCACAACGGACAAGCTGCATTGCATCTACTAGATATTTCTAGATGAACATGTTTTATTTCTTCAATTTTATACATATATGATTGTGAAATCAGATTCACTGAATTAGGAATTCATCTGCCTGACATTTTTTGCCATATCTCAACCCTGTCGGGGTCGTATGCCACCCAGCTGTGCTCATTTATCTCACGCTCTAGTTCTGTCAATCTAACAGGGTCTACCTGAAATGGTAAATTTGGTAGCAAATATTCCTGTATGTAGGCCATGTGTACAATTGGACTTGGTTGTACTTCTGCTTGTCGTGTGTTAATAAATTGTTCTTGATCTGCAAAATCCAACATAGCATGTTCAACCCAATTGTTGTTGTCAACGTATTTGTATTCGTCCTTGGTAAATCTCAAGTTTGGTGTGGAAAAAAATAGTGACTTGTTTCTAAGTAAATTGCTGGCCAGATAGATAGAATTTAGCATTCGTATTCTACTTTGTTTCGATTGCACATAATGTTTGTGATAGTTGATAACATCCGGCTGTTGACTGGCGCTGCTAATCCACCATGAATTTTCTGCCAGTTGAACTCGATTAAAGTGATATGTTGGATCCGTATCTATAATATTATCCCAGGTCGAATCTTGAATCAATTTATCAAATCTATTAGCTTGTGCCCATTGAACTAAAAAATATGCAGTTGGATCATTGAGATGTGATTGGATAATTGCATTTAAAATAAATTCATTGCCTGCACCCACGGCTCCGTAATGTGTGAACAAACAATCGGGCAATAGTGCTTCTAGAATTACAGGCCATTCTGGCCATATGTGACTGGATGCATAGCCATCTCCAAACGTGTAAATTTTTTTCATAGCCAGTTGTTGTTGTTTAAATTCAATGTGTCAATGCCAGTTTGAACAAAAATCATACCACACATAATTCCATAATCAATATTATCAAAATATTCTGGCACAACTGCTGGTTTTTTCTGGATTACTTGATCGCATATAGGTTGGTATAAACTAACCCTGTTCAAGATAGATTGTTGAGCTGTAATAAAATGATTCCATATATCCTCTGCGCGTGTTGGTTCCAGATCTGTAATTTTTGACAGCTCATTGGTAAATGTTTCAAACATGTAAAAATTACTAAAGGGTATAGTAATCCCCGCCGGTTGTTTGGCAATCCAGGGAATTTCGTGATTTACCGCGGCCCGATACATAAAGAAAAATTCTTCTCTGAGATAATTATCACTTGTTGGAAAAGTTTTTTGACTTTGGTTAATAAATTTATTCCAGTACGTGTCGGAAGATTGAATAGCTTTACGATAATAATTATTCAAATATATTTCATAATCACCATCTATCACAATGTTAATAATTGTTCTGTCCTTAAAGCAAGTTGATAAATCACGGTTATCAAAATTATGTAAACAAATTACTTCATGGTCAGTATCATGTATGACGTTGTTAAATTCATCTATGTGGGCTGTTTGCGAAGAGTATGTTTTTTTTAACGAGTGATAACTTCCTGTTGGGTGAACTTTAAAATTGTATTCGTCAGCTATAATTCTTGACAAGAAATGCGCTAGGCCGCCAGGGGGTGCTGCAATGACATATTTCATTTTAAATCAGATCCACTAGGTCAGGAAATGCTGTCTTCCAGTTGTTGTTGCGCCTTGGATCCCAGGTGTTGACAAAATCTTTCCAGTCAGACAATGTCGAAGGCTGCGGCAAATTGCTAATCATTTTGTGGATCACGTGAGTGTCGGGATATTTTGTCAAGATTAAATTTCTAATGCCCGGAGACATTTTGTTTATGTCCCAAATCCCGTCGCAAGGGTGAAGATTTATTTCCGTTTTATCACCGCCGGAGTTGCTGGCTAAATTTTCTGACACCCATGTTTCCACACGATCAAAATAATAAGCATTAAGAAAATTAGCCGTAAATTCAATTCTGACCATCACGTTCCAGATGTCTGGATTATTTTTAATACGCAACAGATTATCATTGACTTTTTGCCAAGGCAGAGGCCAACGTATATAATTAAACTGTTCTTCTATTCCGTCTAAGCTGGCTGCAAAGATCACTGTTTTAAAGTTGCGCCACACGGCCAGTGTTTCATCATTGGGATATATTGATCCATTTGTTGTGTAGTGCAAGGTGACTTGGTCAGGATTTGAGATATGTTTTAAAAATCTGAGATGTGTGTCTGTAAACAGCGGTTCTCCGCCAAAGAATTTAATATATTTAACTTTATGCAGAGATACGTTTTCTATAATTTTATCAATGGATTGATCAATGATTTTTTTATCACTGTAAAATTTTATTGGTTGGTTGTTGAGTTTTTTCTTTTCTTTGATCCATAAAGAACTGGATTTTTCGTTGCAGATCACACACGCTGCATTGCACTCGTTGTCAAGACGTATGTCTACACTAACCGGATCTGAGGATGTTTCGTTGTCGTCGATCCAACCAATTCCACCTTGTCTAAGACTTGGTTGGCCAGCTTGTTCTAATACGAGACAACGATTACAGTCTGGCGTCCAGTCTGTTATTGTGTTGAATCTTTCCTGTCTGAGCTTTAACAATTCTGGACCAAGTGGTATTCCCTCAGGATAGAAACAACAAGGGGTAACATCAATCACATTATTTCTCTGAATACAAAAAGAATAACCATTGGATAGGTATCTACAAAATTGATTTGGCATTATGATTGTTTAATCTTTCCCAACAGTTCCTTGAGCTTGTTGCTTTGCACATCTGCCGTAATCTTTGGAGTAGGGTCTAGCGGATCAACACCCGGCTTGGGTTGACCTCGTTCCCATTTTACCGGCGCTGCGGCATCTACTGGGGCTACACTGGCACGAGCCTTGATTGATTCCATCACACTGCTGGGCTTGCGGAATCCCGAGTCAGCGTCATCTCCGCCAGCGTCAGTTATACGCATGGTGTCAATGTTGTATTCCAGATCGATCTTCTGTCCTACACCTGTGGAACTACGCGACTTCATACACTGTATCTGATACTTGCCACGCTCCTTCATTGAACGTGAAGTCAAGATGCCAAACACATTGTCTGCTGTGTTGATCTTGCTAATACCGCCCGAGATATGACTGTGATCAAACTCCACTTCTTCCACCGCTGATCGATTCAACTGCGACGCAGTGACCATGAGCATCTGCAATTCCTTGGCCAGGTTACGCAGTTCTTCCGACACATACTTGTCTTTCACGAACAAGTCGTTGGGGCTGACCTTGGCACTCACCGGCATCAACAGATCCAAGTAGTCGATCATCACAAAGTCCACACGCTTGCCTGTCTGGATCTGATACTCTTTCAAGTATGCTCGAATGTCATTGATGTTTGATTGTGCCGGCAGGCCTTTCACCTGATAGTTACCCGACTTTTTGGCCACCAGCTTGACTTTGAGTTCTGCTGTGTCAATGTCCTTGCGAATGTCTTTGGTGCTCATGTTGGTGAGCATGGCATCGGTTCTCAATGCTGTGAGATCTTCACTCAGTTCCAGCGTGATATACACGCCACTGAGTCCTTGCTGCACCCAGTTCAATGCTATGTTCATCATGACCAGAGATTTACCTGAACCAGATCCACCGGCAAAGATGTTTAGTTCTCCTCGACTAAATCCACCATACAGCAGTCGATCCATCTGTGGCCATCCTGTGCTTACTTGTCCACCAGATTCAAAATATCGGCGTATACGGGCTGCCGGATCAGCAAAGTAGTCTGTGCCCATGTCCTTGGTCAATGAAATCTGCACAGCATCCTTGATCAACTTCTCCACAGGATCATAATCGCCCTTTTCCAACAAGTCTGCTGCTTTCAATATAGCTCGTTCCAGCTCTTGCCTGCGTGTGAATGATTCAAACTCCGTCATGAACCATTCGAAGTGCCCTTCATTGAGTTCGGGCACTGATTGTAGCCGGATGCCAGTGGTGGCTGCTATCTGTGACCGATCTGGCAGGGTCTTGTATTTGTCGCCGTGCTCTTTAATAAACGCAGCCGCAGGTCGCAGACTTTTATCAAAGTTCTCTGGATTGTAGATGTTCTGAACACGCACATAGCCTTGTGCATCCTCCAACATCATTTCCAGGAACAAGCGTTGGACATCAACTCCGTAATCTTTAAGCATTAAAACTCCACGTTAGTGATCATTCAATCAAATCAAACCAGGCATATAAACTATATCTGGTCGTATCAACAGGAACCATATTCTTCATACCATGTTTGGGTTTGGTTGTGTTATTCATGATGTATCCTGTATTTTTTATAAATGGCATTTCGATTTCTTCAAACCATGTTCCTAGATTTTGTGGAATATCATTCAAATAAATCTGCATGGCACCTTTTACCCTGCTATTATCTGTATGCTGTGCTATAGTATAGCCGGCGGAATCTTTCCATATCGTAACAAATGAGAATGTTAACCCAAATCTAGAAAAATCTAAATCGTTGAGCATACAACGAATATTGTCAACCAATCCGTTGGGTGTGCTGCTCAATGCTCTCCTAGGATAGTTTTCTTGCAGTTGTTGTTTATGCCAATCAGTCTCTGTTTCAACTCGAGTTAAAATATCTTCCAGTAACGCAGGCTCAAAGAAGTTTTTTACCGTCCACACATCAGTTTTGACAAGACGTGCTGAATCAATCGCTTGTTGAGAACATCTATTTTTTAAGTTGTTTAACAAGTTGCTTCTTCCTTAGTTCTATTTTGATCCGACTGGTTTCACGATTTTCAAATATAGTTAGCACAGTTGCCAGCCTGCCATAACGGACCACACTGTCATTCACATCCTTGATGTCATCCGGCCAAGGA